TATGGTGGCGCGGTGGCCTGGAATCATCGGAACGGATGACGATCAGGAACGAAATTACATGGGACAAACGTGAAGACAATCCGACGATGCTTGTTTCTGGCGTCCCGCTGGAATCTCGCCGCATGTATCACCCTACAGAGCGTTGCTTATTTTTCATGCTTGGGGAGCAAGGATTCAACACCAACGCAGACAACTATTGGGAAGGCTGGGAGCCTGTCAGAACCTACATTGAAGGCGAAATGAAGCGCGCAGGATGGACGATAAAAGACCTTAACCAGATCACCGGAACGCAAATGGCTGGACATTGGGTAACCAAAAGCCAATGGACACTAATTACTGCGGAGCATTACGCCAAGATACAAGACTCCGCCAGCGACAACGACGCATTCAAGCGCGACCACGACGCATTCAAGCGCGACCACGACGCCTTAAAGCGCGACCACGACGCCTTAAAGCGCGACTTTTACGCCACCCGCGCTTACTTCGACAACACCCACGACGCCATGACTGATGTGTGGGAATTCCAGCGAGTCACCGGAGAAGATCGCCACGGCCATGCCACGCCGAAGCCGGTGGCCATGATGGAACGCATCATGAAATCCAGCCTTCCGCCTGGCGGTATTTGTGTTGAGCCGTTCGGCGGAAGCGGCTCCACGTTGATCGGCGCGGAAAAAACTGGCCGAATTTGTTACACGATGGAGCTGCAAGCCAAGTATGTAGACGTCGCCGTCCGCCGCTGGCAGCAATACACCGGCCGCCGCGCGGTTCATGCAGCCACCGGCGCGGAGTTCCCGGCATGACGCTGCGACTTCAACGCCCGGTAAATGGTGGACAGCGCAATGCCCTCGGCTTTTGCCGCTGCGTAAGCCGTTTGGCCAGCCGCCACCCTGGCCAGCGCGCGTTCGGTGGCGGAGGAAGTCTTGCCGCTCATGCTGCTTCGTACCCGGCAGCAATCAGCAGGCCGGCTTCGCGGTTGGTGGCGGGAACCCAAAAGCGGCCATCGTCGCCAAGTAAAACCGGGGTCCAGTATGTCTGGCGCATTGCTACGGTTTGGGCCATTTCCAGGCTGCTGAATTTGCTGGTATTGCGGAGGGCTGTTTCGGTGCGGGTCATGGTGTGCTCCAGGTGCGTTGTTGATGGTGTAACTATATAGCATGACGCTATATATAGCAACTATATTTTCAACATTTTTGAAAATAAATCATGACCCTCGACCTGAACACCGTCCGCGCAGACTTCGCCGCCTTCCTGGCCGGCAATGCCAGCCGCCGTCATAGCCTCGACGCGGCGTTGATGCACGTGGTCGAGGCCGCCTACCAGAAAGGATTGAACGATGCCCTGCAAGTGCCCGCAGTGCTGCGCGACGCCATCCCCAACCTGGTCACCGGCGTGGCGGCTGGAAACGGAAGCGCGCTTGGTGTTGAGCTGGCCGCTGTGGCGGCGGCAGGAATATCTGAAGATGCCGGCGGTGCAGGGCAGGGTGGAGGCACTGAAGGTGGAAATACTGCGCCTGCATCGCATCCGATGAAAGGCGGCGCGCTGGCTGCGCTGGCCGGCAGGTGGTGCAACGATTCCGGGTTTCAAACCTGGCTGTCGGACAAGTGGCCGGAAGTCTGGGCGCGGCATGACCCGCACACCGGCGACGTGCCGAACAATGAAGTCGCCGGCAAAGTGCTGCGTGAACTGCTGGCCGTCAAAACCCGCGCCGAACTCGATCACAACGCCGATGCCGGCGGCCGCTTCAACCACCTGATCCGCTGGCCGTATGCCGAGCATCTGCGGGGAACGCCATGACCCTCGAAACCCAATCCGCCTTCGCCCGCCGCATCGGCCGCGCCAAGTCATGGATTACCCAGCTCAAGGCTGATGGTCGGCTGGTGATGGATGAGGCTGGCCGGCTGGTGGAGGTGGAGGCCAGCATTCAGCGCATCCGAGAGACCGACAACCCGGCGCGGGCAGGGGTGGCGGATCGGCACGCGGAAGAACGCCAGCGCCATGAACCGCCGGCGGGAAACACACCATCAACCGGCCCGGCGCCGCCGATGGAAAAAATTGGACAGCAGTACAAATACTGGCAGGCGGTGAAGATGAAGGCCGACGCCGAGCAGGCGCAGATGGACCGCGACAAGAAGGCGGCGGATCTGGTGCCGCGCGAGTCGGCCGAGTTCGCCATTGACGACCTGGGCAGCACGGTGCGCGCCAGCCTGGAGAATGTGCCGGATCGCTGGGCGCCGGTGCTGGCACCGATGACTGATCTGCATGAAGTGCGCGCGGCGCTGTCGGAAATGGTCGAAGCCGAACTGGCCAGTATGAGCCAGCGCGCCGCGCGGCGGGCGCAAGAGCTGCGCACCGCGGCCAACGAGAAGGGCTAACATGTCCACCCACGCCCATGTTGCCGAACAGAGAACCGCCGACCTGATCGCCCGCGGTGGCCGCTCGATTGCGCCGCGCCAACGACTGCGCGTATCGGAATGGGCGGACCGTCACCGCTGGCTGACCAGCAAGCAATCCGGCGAGCCGGGCCAGTGGCGCACGGCGCGCAATCCGATCCTGGGCGAGATCATGGACGCCTGCGGGCTGGATAACGGCGTGCGCGAAATCTGGCTGATGAAGTCGGTGCAGGGCGGCGCGTCGGAATCCACCGTCAACGTGCTGGGCTACTACATGCAGCACGCGCCGTGCCCGGTGATGGTGCTGCTGCCGACCGAAGACGAGCGCAATAAGTGGAAGGCGCAGAAACTCAACCCGCTGCTGCAGGAAACCGAAGTCATCCGCGATCTGCTGGGCGGTGTGCGCACGCGGGACGCGGCCAACCGGGCAGATATGATCGACTTTCCCGGCGGCATCCTGTTCATGTCCGGCGCCAACTCGCCGAACAGCTACGCGCAGAAGACCTGCCGCGTGGTGGTGAGCGATGACTTCGACCGCTTCCCGCAGGAAATCGGCGACGAAGGCGACCCGGAAATGCTGGTACGCGGCCGGGTCACCACCTTCCCGGCCACGTCGAAGCTGATTTTCATTTCCACGCCGACGATCAAGGATGTGTCGCTGATCGAGCGCGGCTATGAGCGCACCGACAAACGCCGCTACCAGGTGCCGTGCCCGGCCTGCGGCCATCGCCAGCGGCTGGTGTGGGGCAACATGCGCTGGGACAAAACCCACGTCATCCCCGCCTGGGCGGAATACGAGTGCGAGCAGTGCGGCCATGGCATTCAGGAAAACGCCAAGCCGATGATGCTGCGCGAAGGCATCTGGGTGCCGGAAAACCCGGAGATCATCACCAAGCGCGGCTACCACATCAGCGCGATGACCACGCCGATCGGGCTGGGGCCGTCCTGGTTGACTATGGCGCAGGACTTCCTGGTCGCCAAGAACGACCCGAGCACGCTGAAGGTATTCATCAACCAGCGCCTCGGCGAGACCTGGGAAGACCGCGCCGGCAAGCTGCGCAAGGTCACCAGTGACGCGCTGGTAAAGCGCGCCAGCGACTACGACATGCGCGTCATCCCGCCCGGCTGCCTGGCGATCAGCGTCGGCATCGATACCCAGGATGAATGGCTAGCGGTGACGATGCTGGGCTGGGGCGCACCGGTGCATCCGTTCGGCCCGCCGCGGCAGTTTGTACTGGACTGGCACGAAATCCGCCTGCCGCAGCGCGACACCACGCACACTGAACTATGGGATGAGCTGGAAGCGTACCTGCACCTGCCGCTGGTCAACAGTTTTGGCCGGCCGATGAAGATCCGCGCGGCGGGTATCGACAGCCGGGGCCACCGTTCCAAGGAAGTGCGCGACTTCGTGCAGCGTTCCAGCCTGCGCGTGCCGGTCTACGCCGTGCAGGGCAGCACCACGCGGATGAACCGGCCGATTGCCCAGGCCGCCAGCGACATCGACAAAAACCGGCGCGGCAAGATCGTGCAAGGTGGCTATGGCGTCTGGAACGTCGGCACGGAACACGCCAAAAACTACCTGTACAACCGCATCGCCACCGATGGCGAACTGCCGGAAGGCGAGCGCATCATCCACTACGCCGCCGGCATGCCGATGGACTATTACGACGGCCTGCTGGCGGAAGTGTTCGACCCCGAGAAGGGGCGCTACGTCAAGAAAACCGGCGCCCGCAACAAGCGCAATGAGCCGATCGATACGCTGGTCTATGCCTGGGCCATCGGCCACCAGAAACACACGCTGATCGGCCTGCGCAATACGCGGGACGGACTGGTCGCCGATCCGCTGTTCTGGGTGCGTGAAGCGGCAAAACTGGAATATCCGATGCCAGTAGAGACGGTGCCGGCTGCGCCGGTCGATGGCGATGCGGGATCACAAGCGGACGCAACAATCGACAACCAGCCCGCCGCGCGCTTTGCGCAGATGCTGCGGGCCAGACAGGAGGCCCGCCATGGCCGGCGATAACCTGCGCGCCATCCTCGGCATGATCCGCG